CGCGGCGTAGCCACGCATTTTAGTTCCAGACATTCCTTTAACGCCTTCGGCATCAGGATCGCGTTGGCCTGCTGATACAACTTTTATATTATTGAATACATAGCCAGCAGAGGATTTATTATATTTGTTTAATAGTCTATCAAATTCTTTTACCCTGTCAGAACCAACAACTACTATAACATCTTTATGTTTGCCACTTAACTCAACCATCACTTCAATGATAGTACGAGCTTTTGATTTAATGACTGCTGGCCCAAACGCCTTTTGCGCGTATTTGATTTTATCATTATAACTTAATGGATTTTTGTTTTTATCTTGTGATTGCGAAAGGTAAATATAAGGGGTACCACCACGTTGCTTCGCGTTTGAAATAACAGCGGCTGCTAATTTTTCATGACCTACTGTAATTGGATTCATTCTGCCAAATGTTACGACTGCTGGTTTATCGTCGCCAGCTGCCTCAGCTAATGTTGGTTCAACATCAACATATTTGTTTGCATCAAATCCTTTAAAGCTTTGAAGTTTTCGCTTGCCATCTTTATCCTTCGCCTTTGGCTTAGGTTTGACTTCGTCTTCATCGTTATTCTTCGGGTCATTAATGTCTTGCGGTTCGTCAACCATAATTGTAGATCCTAGTATATTAGATTTAATTCTATTTATAATATTTTTGAAAAGAGGGTATGAATTCATAGTTATTAGAAGCCGATTTTGCCCAAATAGTCGACTCCCTAATCCATCCAAGTGCAGGAGTTGGCGAGGCTATGTGTAATGGCATGGCTGTTCTACGCTGACCACGAATAAAGTAATCATTATCAACTGCGCTTCTTATACCTTTTTGGGATATTTCGTTAATTAAAAACTGTGCAGTTCGTCTAGTCATAGCGTATGCATGAGCTCCTTCATGACCAATAATTGGTATCAAATCAGTTGGTGGACCAGCCTCTTCATGTTTATAATTTTCTGGATCTGATATTTTATATCCTAACACAACAATAGTATTTTCTGGTATAGTTATAAATTTGCAAGGGCGTTGGAGCATTATTGCATCGTGTTCAAGTACAATCCCTATATTGTCAGTACCTTCAGCAATCCTTTTCCATATAGCAAAATGACCAGCGGTACAACACATTGCTTTTTGACCATTAGTTGGTTCCGCAATATATTCATAATTTTCAGTTGGTAATCTAGGTATACCTAAATCTTTAAATGCTGCTTTACCTGACTGATTACTATATCCTAAATGATATGTCCAAGGTAAACCAATCTTATCACAAGAGTCAGCAGCAACTTTTGCATAATCGTGCGATAACTTATTATCAATTTTTAAAATATACGCCTTCATACGTATGTTTCCTCAGCAAGTTCGTTATATAAAGTTATATCGTTTGCAAAGTATTCTAACATAACATCCATCGCTCTATTATCAAAAGTTATTTCGTTATTTCGGTTTTTTCTAAAATCGTTTTTATGGTTAGGTAACATATGCTTTACTTGTATATTTAATTCGCGCATAAGAGCACTTAAGTCGTTGCTTATGTTTTCGTATAGCCAATACTCACCGTGTATTTCGTTATTATATTTTAATATATCGGATTGTAATATACCAGAGTTTGGTTCGCCAATAAAAGGACCTTTTGGTGTCCAAGAATTATATTCTTCTATTGACGGCGGTATATGATTATTAGTCCACCTCTTATAGAAATAGTAAAAGCTTTTTTGTCTATCAACAGGATCTCTTACGACCGCAATAGATTTATATTCAATAGCAGCCATTGGAGTTATAATACGATTTTCAACTAAATCCTGTAATGTAAAATGATAATATTTAAAGTTTAATTTATACTTATTAATTATATCTTGGCTTAACGTGGCTGGTATATTAGAATCTTCAACCGGTGTATAAATTGCGTTAGGATCAGGAATGTTTTTAATAAAGAACTCAGATAAGCTGCTGCTCGCAGTTTTTGGTGTTCGTAAAAATATTAATTTATATTTGTGAGATATGTACATTATATACCCTTATCATATGTTATACTATTTGCATGTCCAGTAGATCCCCATTTATGGTCTGCATAAACTTTATCTGGTCCATTATATCTTTTTGCGCCACCAATATAAAACAACGGAATAAAATAATGACTTGGCCATATAGTTATCATATGTTTAAAATTTGGGTGGTGTTTAGATAGAAATAGATTACCCGTGGATCTAAATGGCTCTGGGCTTAAATCAGTTGGTTTTAATTTATGGAGTGTATTAATAACATGTTTGACGAATACATTCTCAGGATTACATGCCATAATAGGTTGAATGTTTGGTGTTGGTAGTTTTTCATTTTCGTAACAAGAATAAGCGTAATTCTCTGGTGATGTAAATAACTCATCAGTATTTTCTAAACAAGTCATATCAGCCTCAGGCCAAAATCCACCATGTTCGTATAGCAGTTCGTATCGGATAAGATCGGATACTCCTGGGAATTTACCTGTGTTATAATAGTGTTCAATCAAATGACTATTATGCCATTTACGCGATCGTAACATTTCATCAGTAAATATAGAGTATTCCCACTCAGGATGTTTGTCTCTCCAAGTGTGAAGCCATTGGAGTGGAGCAGGGCGTGGTCCAACCCATATTTGGCTTAGTCTTTTTGGAATGTTCACTTCTGTACCCACCAAATAAAATCGTCTTCTACGTGCCAAGAGTTCTCTCCATAAAACTCTGTTACTGCCTGTTTGACAGTAGGGAAATGTATATCATGTCCAAACATAATACCACCATCTCTTACTTTACTATCCCAAGCTTTAATATCTCTTAGGCAACCTTCGTATCCGTGGTCAGCATCAACAAAAACAAAATCTAAACTTTTATCGTCAACTGTTTTAGCAGCTTCAGTAGTATAGTCTTTTATAATATCAACTCTGTCTGGATTATATTCTTCAAACTCTCTTAAATCGTTATAGTATCTATTATGATCCCAAGCGTGCCCATGTTCTCCGGGTGTCCATTTTTCTGGTCCATTATTATCTGGCTGCGCTTCATACAAATCCACACCAATCATGTGTAGTTTTGGACAATTGTTAATTAGAAATTTAAAATTAACACCATCGTGGATACCAAGCTCTGCGCCTTTTGTCCAGCCATTAGTGTTAACAAAGTTGGCTAATGTTTGCCACCTATAGACGTTTCCGCCGTCATTACCTCTATCACGTATTCTTCCCATAGTATATCTCCGTTGAATCAAAAAAGGTAGACAACTTAATGCCTACCCTTTATTTATAAGTTTTTTTGAAGTTATTATAAACCTAAATACCACATCCAAACTGGTATTAATCCAACGTGTAAGAATACGCACAAGAATAACATTAACCAAACAATTTTAATGTTACCTCTATCACCGTGCATTACTTGCCGCCTTTTTTCTTTTCACCTTTAGGTTTGATGAATGTGTGATCTGGATCTATCATAGTTCTCCTAACAAAGCCTTAAGCTTTTTCTTTGATTTGCCCTTTACTTTGGCTTTTGAAATATCATTATCTCCATCACCTACAACTACAATAGCAATCATACCCATGCTCTTATGTGGTGAACATTGATATAGATATACACCCGGTGTGTTAAACTGGATTTCAACTACTTTATTTAATTTTGATTTCTTTGGTTTCTTCCAACCGTCTGGCCCTGCAATAAATTCTACGTTATGACCTTTTGATGTTGGTACCCATGTGATAATCTCACCTACTTCGATACGTGTAATATCTTGTGAGTAGACCATCTTAGCGCCATCGTCGCGCTTATTTAACATTTCGATTGTTACGTCTGCTGATGCTGCTGACACTGTAAAAATTGCAGCGAATAGTGCCAAATAAAAATAAAGTGTTTTCATATTATATCCTAACTTGTTTTATACATGTTGTGTTTGAACTCTGAGATTTCGTTAGCTTTGTCATACATGCCCATCTCTCTCAACTGCTTAATACTCATGCAGTAACTTCTATATTCCATTAGTTTCATAAATCGTCTAAACATTCCGTTTCCTCTTTCTTACATCTTTTTGCAGTCAAAGAATGATTTCTCTAACTGTACTGGTACACCGCCTTTTGCGATACATACTTCTTTCCAATTTGGTTGTTTGTATTTGTCAATCACGGCGTAAAATCCAAACGCTATACATATTAATATTAATGAAGTCATAACGACGAACATATAAAAACCTAACTTCTGCACTACCTGTGCTGATATTTCTATATGCTGATCACCAACCATTATACAGCAAACATTAGTAGCAACGCTACCAAGAATGCAAAGATACCCAACGCTTCTGCAAATGCGATACCTACAAACATTGTTCCCTGATCGCCTTCACCCTTTTTAGGCATTACTTTTAACACACTTCCGACTATAATTCCTACGGCAATAGCCGCTCCACCCATTCCTAAAGTTGCCAATCCTGCGCCAATTAATGCGCCCATTGTTGCTATATCACCAGTCATTATTTACTCTCCAACATTAATCTTCTTGCTTCTTCTACATATCCTTGACGAAACAATTCACTCGCTGCTCTTGCTCTGCCTGCTGACTCGCCAAATGCCCATAAGAACATTCCTACAGCAACTAAGCCTTTTGCTAATAGTTTAAATATTTTTGGCATTCTTACTGGTTGTTCACCTGTGATTTCCATTATACTGATCCTCTTAAATTTGGGTTAACTGATACATATGGTAATGAATCGCGTTTACGAGTATCTTCCCAAGTGTCATTAGCAATAGAACGAATATCGCCACGGCTAATGCCAATGTCGTTTAATTCTCTATCTGTTAATCTATGGAGTGTTTTGAATGTTTCGCGACGCTCTGCTCGTTTAGCCATCGCCGTGCCAATTCTTTCGAAGAATGTTACTACTTTGTATGCAAATACTGAAGCAATAGATGAATTACTATTAATCGTGTGTGCCATAATTAATCCTTTTCTAATAAATGTTTCTTTGTTTTAACAAATTTATTTATTAGTAAAAAGGTAAAATTAGGCTTGCTAGTTTTTACTAGCCGGTATTCACTATATGCAAATGTGACATTATGTCAGGTGTTATGGAGTAGGATTATCCACTAATATAAGATCGTAAGTTGCACCAACACCAACTGCACCTTGAGTAATAACATCAACTTTAATGTCAGTTTTTTCTGGAAACCTAAGGGGTACAGCATATTCAAAGTTTACTGGATTACCACCTTGTGATCCAAGCTGTGATTTGATATTAAACGAAGTTCCATTATCAACTGGGCGTGACATTAATCTAAAGTATGTTGGAGCATTTGCTTTATCCATTGTGCAAGTTAATTGCATTAGGTAAGCCGTTTTACCAGCAGGAACTGTATAGGTCGTCATCAAAGTTTGACCGTTATCTGCTAGGATAATAGCGTATGATGTTCCACCAATTGAGAAGGTAACATCATTCTCATTTTGGTCGCCTGTCATATATGCACGATAGATACGATAAAACTCTGCGGTAGTTGTTCCACCAATTGTTGTTTCTTCTGATATGATATTATAATTTACATCAAGACCTTCAACCACAACTGTTTCACCAGATTGAGATGAAGAAGCAACTGTAACTACGCCCGCTGCGGTTGGCCAAGTATATACACCATTTGAACCATCCCAAATAGTAGTCGTACCATTAATATCGGCACCTGTATGACCGAACTTATTAATATGTGAATAGCCTTCTACTTGCCCTGCAGCAATTGGAATATTAGACGCCGAACCAAATGTATTGATGATATTACCATCTTTATCTGCCAGCATAAACGCTTCAAATAAAGTTTTATTACCTTGTAAATATGCTTGAGTTAATTTGTTCCAAATAGCCATTGCTCTTGCCTACCTCTTAAATTTTTCCGTCATAATAGTTTTTGTTTAATTCAGACCAAGGACCGTTTGTGTTGGAATCAGTATAAATTTTTCCAGTTGGTTGAACCTTTTTACATTTTACATATGTTTCTTGTATAGGACCACCTGTTGGTGTAAAGGATCTAATCCCTGCAGTTACGGTTCCGTTAGCGCGGTAATATTGGTCAGTAGGGCCAACATTAGGATCGTCTTGGACCTTTGCATTCGCGTTTACCAATGTGCCTAAAACAGGAGCATTATCATATTGCCAAATCGCAGTAGGTGTTCCACCCACTAAAACTGTTGGTGATCCTGGTACGTCAACCCATGCCATTATTTGTCCCACCCTTTAATATACTTGTCGTTAAAATTAGCATTACTAAAGTCAAGTCTGTCAACAAGCTTAACTGCGGTTTTACCCATGTGGTCAATAGCAACAAAGCCTTCTTGCCCTGTTACTTGAAGCCCGTCAGCTGTTTTAAGGAACGTTGTTAAACCACCAGCTTTGTCGAGTTTCTTTATGATTAAAAGTTTGGCATCTATGAGCAAGTTATACAAATCAAACATAGCAACTAATTCTTTTGTTGATGTTTTCTTAAAGTATTCTAATGTAGCATCTTTTTTAACTCGTTGTGCTCTTTTACCTTTATCGGTTTTTCGTTTGCCAGCTTCTTTTTCGTATATATCATCAATATACTTTTCTAAATCTTTTACAAACATACGAGTGTTACGTATCTTTTCACCAGCTCTAATTTTAGTATTAACAAATGTTTTTGTCCGCATTAGCGTGTCAGGATTGTTTGCTACGCCGTTTAGAGTTGCTGGTTTTATTTTTTGAAATAAAGTTCCTGCAGCCGATAATATTTTATTAACCTTTTCAGTCTCTGCAGCCGTCATCGTTGCCGTGCCTGAAACGTCTCTATATACCGCGTCTACCGACCAGCACGTTTTCGTTGTTTTGAGGCTTGATGCAATCTCCTCTCCAAAACTTGCAGACATTTCTTCAAAGCTACGTCCTCTGTATACCGTATGCCAGACCACTCCGATTTTGGATTTGAGTATTTGTTTACCGAGGTCTGATGCCGAAGGTACCGCGTATACGATCGTATTAGGATGGAAAGTAACATGCGGTTCACCCTTAATGTCCAATATCTTGAGATCTTTTTTATCATATAGAAAGTCACCTTGTACTACACCTTTGATACCAAGTTTAGGAAACTCTTCCAAGGCTAGTTTTAATTTCACTGCTAAATCGCCTTTGGTGTCTGCATCGACATCAGCGGCGGTTTTATATACTTTAGGGTTCTTATTAAAAATACCCTTTTTAGCAACAAAGAATTTTTTGTCGCTTGGATCAACGCCCGCAAATATAGCAGGTGCTCCGTCCCATTTAACTGATACGTTAACTTTAGATTTTGAACTACCTTGTAGCATATCTCTTAATGCTCTAAGGAAATTAATAGCAGAACGTGTACCATCAACACCAAGGTTTAAAATCGAGTCTTCAAGATGCTCCATATGAACATTCTTTTCCTCAGCGAGGTAATTTTTAAAACTTAACATTTATTTAAATCCAAACTGTTGTAGGCCTTTTGTATCAACTTTGCTTACTTCAAATTGGAAAAACGATAATAACGCTTCGTATCCTAGTTTAGCAATTTGTTTAATCTTTTTAATTACTTTGTAATATAATTTAGATAACCATGTTTTAAGTTTACTAAACAATCCTGCTTCAGTTAACACATCTTCAGTTAATAATGACTCAGTAAACTTTGCTTGTTCTCTTATCATCATTGTTTCAAATGTATCAAACCCGCCTTTGTTTTCAGCCACTGTTAATCTAAACGATCCAACAGTTGATGATGTACCTTGCGCAGATACTTTTGAACCTGTTGGTGTTTTTGGAGATATTCTAACTTGAACTTTTTTAGCTAGCTTATCAATAAAAGGTGCCGGTATGTTATTGCCTAATGATAGTTGGACAATGTTATTATTAGTACCAGACGCAGGGTCAAACTCTACCATCCAATTTGAGTTAGCATATTTATCCGGGGCAAATTTAAAATCACCAGTAGCTGCTTCATATACAAAGTATCGTCTAAACTCTTGGTTGTCCTCAAAGAATTCTCTAAACACTGGGTTGAGTTCCTTCATTGAGTTTTTCCAGTCGACAATTTCTGCTTGCTTGGCAGCATATTCTCTTTTATCAAACTTAATGTCCATTACACGTTTACTATTACCTACTTGTGCTTTAACACCTTTAGGCATTGATTTACCTTTGATTGAGTTAATAATTGTATTAACATTTCCGGGTACAGTAATCTTTTTGAGAACAGGATCCAATTGTGCTACTAATTTATTAATTTCTTTAGGAGCTTTATCTCCCATACTATCCATCGCTGCATAGAATGTAGAAATTGTTTCTTCTTTATATCCAGACATAACTTGAGAACCACCTTTTTGTTTAAGTGATATGTTTATACCGTCTGTTGAATATAAATCAGTTTTAGGAGTACCATTGGAACCTAACCATTTTGGATTTAACTGACCTGCGCCAGAACCAAAATGTATTAGTGAGTTCGCAGAAGCCTTGGTTGTTTTTCTAATATCATCAGCAATTTTTTCTGCAATTGGAGCGCCAATTTCATATGTATTTTGTTTTAAACCGTATGTATCTTTGGCTTTGTCCCAACCACCGTTGAAAGCAACAACGATAACCGCTTCCATATCAGTGGCACTTACTTGGTTTTTCTTTGCGCCACCGCGTTTCGCTTCTGTGACAAATTCCTGAAAACGCTTCATAGTTAACTCCGTAGTGCTTCGTTTAGAGTTATTTATAATATCTAACTACATCAATTCGCCAGCACTAAACAAATCTTTCTTTTTGACTTTACCAATATTACCTTTATCAAATACAGGACTATCATCACTAAATGATACTGAAGGTTTAGGCATAGAGTTAGCAACTGCTTGTCCTTGCGTGATACCTTTTTGAGCACTATCTTCTAAATCATATATCTGCATCTTTGCTCTATCAACACCAACAACAAACCGACGATAATGGCTCAAGTCACCCCAACGATTTTTAAGTTGCTTAATCATTAATTGTCCAAGACCATCAAGTTCTTCAGATGTAATCAAACCAAGGATACAATCAGCTGTGTGAGTAATACCCATTGACTCAGACGTATTTGTCAAATCAACATCAGTATTACCATAACCATCTCTATTGAACTGGGATGATGTAATCACGGCACAATTATATTCCATAGCAAGACCACGGATTTCTTCAGCGATTGATTTAACTAATGTATATGAATTAGCAGCCGCGGCACCTTTAACTCGAGATGATGCGCAAATGTTCAAATAGTCAATCATAATAACATCTGGTTTGAAGTTACGTTTCATTCGCAACTCTGTTAATAAATGTCGGAAGTGACCAGTATGAGCAGAACCTGTCGGATATTCTTTAACAACTAGTTTACCCGTGGTTTTACCTTTGATACGTTCCATTCTTTTATTATATACATCACGTGGCATTTCCGATACTTCATCAATAGTAACACCCATCATATTAGCATCAATACGTTCAGAGATACGTTCCTCTGCCATTTCCATTGTAATATATAATACGTTTTTACCTTGAAGTAAAGCCGAAGCAGCCGCATGACATTTGACTAATGATTTACCACCACCGGTTGTAGCCAATAAGACTGTCATGGATTTACGTGGTAATCCACCTTTGGTAATCTTGTTGAGCAATTCAATATCAAAAGGAATACGCTCTTCTTTCTTGTGGTAAAAATCATAACGTGATTCATAATCTTCAAGGTAATCATGACCAACCGAACTATCAAAACTAATACTGAGTGAGTCTTGTAATAAGGCAGGCAGTCCATCTTTACCGAGTTCGGCTTCTGATCCATCAACTACGAGGATTGCTTTACGAATTGCGTTATATAAATCGCGATCTTGACAAAACTTTTCAGTTTCTTTGACCAACCATTCTTGGTCCGTATCTTCATCGCGCTTAAGAGTATCAACTGAAGCCATTACACTTTTGTAAGACTCTTCATTCATATCTTTACGTTTGTCAAGTGTTAGTTTGAGTACCTCAACTGAAGGAGGATCTCTATATTCTTCAACGTAACTTGAATACGTTTCAAATATTTTCTTGTGGTTATTATCTTCAAAGTAATCTGTTTTTATGTACGGATATACTTTACGAAAATAATCCTCGTTAAATACGAGGTTAGATAATACGGTGTTCTCTATCATTGTTAATTCCAGTGGCTGAGTTGAATATGGCGGCTCTGTAATTGAACCGCCATACTTTTATAATAATACATTTTGTTACAAATGTCAACTAAAAATTACTCCGTTGCGTCAGCAATCGCTTCGTCAATCGCGGCGATATCATCATCACGCATGATAGCACCTGATCCTCCGACAGTAAACGCATCTTTGATATATTGACCAAAGTTTGTTTCTTCAAACATTTTTAGCCAAAACTCTTTATTATCGTTTACTTCTTTAGCTCTCATTAACTTATCAGAAATAACTTCGCCTGTTTCTGGATTGATTGCTTCATACCAACCAACTTTTGGTTTGTTGAGGTAACCACCTTTTTCAGCAACTTCCATTAAACCTGACCATTTAACAATACCGCCATCCCAAGATACTGAGATTGGAATTTTTGATTTCTCTTTAACATGTCGAGATTTCTCAATATTGATAACGAAATGATAACCTGTAATTTCAGTACCAACCTTTTCTTGGCGTCGACCGATAATCCAAATGGCATCAGCAGAGTAATAAA